TCAAGTAAAGCTCACATCAAAGGCGGATCATTAACTATTGAGCACCTATCGCCATCAACAGGAACATGTCAGCTCAACATTAACTCTGAAAATAATTCTCAAGTTAGTTTTAGTTTTGACGATCAAGGTCATATCTCTTTTGGTTCAGCTTCTACACCACATAATCAAGGAAGTTTTAGTGAAAAGGTACGTATCCAAAACGGTGGCGGCATTTCATTCAACGGCGATACAGCACAAGCAAACGCTCTGGACGATTATGAAGAGGGAACACTTAATTGGAGACTGCAAAGAACTGGTGCGATTGGATCAGGTTCTAATAATAATGACACCAGTATTACATATACTAAAATTGGTAATAGAGTTTATGTGAGTGGATATCTTTATACTGAAAACACCGGAGGATCCACTGGTGTTACTGTAGAACTTAGAGATAATGCCAATACTAATAATGTTGCAACCTTACCATATGTTCCCAATCAAGCTGGTGGATTTCCGATAACAGGAACAAGAACTATTAATGATAATTATAGAAATATGGCAGTTACATTTATACAGGGGCAGAGTCAAGTTTATATTTACACTGATGATGGTAACAATGCATATCTTAAGAATACAAATAACGTACAAATTAACAGTACTCAAACACACCTGGTTATTCAGTTCTGTGGTTCCTATACAACCAACTCATAAATAATACGCCTAGACCTGTTTAATTCGGAGAATAATCCTAATGGCACTTACCGAAAGATTTGAAAACGACAAGATTGAAGTCGTTGGTACATACAAAGCTGTACAAGTTCGTAGAGCAGAAATTATTGAGAAGGATGGTGTAGAAGTTGCACGTTCATTCCATCGTCACGCATTATCGTGTGGTTCTATTGATGAGAGTGATAACTTTGTAGATACTGATATCAGTGGAGAAGATGCTGATGTTCAGGCAATCTGTAATGCTGCATGGACACAAGCAGTGAAGGATGCTTATAAAGCAAATTTAATTGCAAACAAACTAGAAGGATCATAAATATAAAAAAGTCTTTGACAGATGGGTATCCAGATAAACGGGCAGACTGATACTATTAGCGCAGTTGATAATAATTTTTCTTTAGCGGGAAATGTTAGTATTGGTGGGACACTCACTTATGAAGATGTGACGAGTGTAGATGCTGTTGGTTTATCTACATTTCAGGCAGGTATTCAATTAGATGATAGTATTACTCATCTAGGAGATACTGATACTAAGATCAGATTCCCTGCTGATGATACAATCACAGTAGAGACTGCTGGATCAGAAAGACTTCGTATAACTTCTGCTGGTCTGGTTGGTATCAATACTACCGACCCACAAAAAACTCTCCATGTAGCTTCTGCTTCTGCTAATTCATTTGGTATTGTTAGAATATCTGGACAAAATAGAGGTGGTCAACTTGAGTTTGCTACCGATGCAACTAAAACTGCTGGTATATACAGTCCTACCAATTCAAATGAATTAATTTTCTTCACTAGTTCATCAGAAACAGAAAGACTTCGTATAGCATCTGATGGTAATATTGGTATTGGAACTGATAATCCATCTGATGAACTTTCAGTCGTTTCATCACTAACAACTGACTCTGTTTTAAGGTTGCAAGGTGGTACTAGTGCCGGAAAAGGTTCTGGTATTCGGTTAATGAAGGGAGCGAGTGCTGTAGGTTATATTGGTCCAGAAAGTTGGTTATTTGGAAGTGCTAATACAAGTAATACTCTTGTTATATCTCAAAACGCACAGGCAAATTTATCGATTACTTCTGCTGGTAATATTGGTGTTGGTGGATTAACTAATCCTGGTGCATTACTATCAATTCCTGCTGGTGAATCAAATACGCCAAGACTTGCTATTGAAAGTGCTGTTGATGATAATGACTTTACTATCACTCAATATGAGGATGGTAATGGCACATACACTATGTTGGGTCAGAATGTAAAACTGAACTCTGATGGTAATAATACAATTTTAGATTCTGGACATAGAACTGCTGGAATATTACTTGATGCTAGAAATCATGGTGCTATAACATTCTTAACAGGTGCTGCTAATGCTGTAGTAGAATCTATAAAAATTAATCAGTATGGTGGTTTAAAAGTATTTAATGCTTCAAGTAATATTTCTGGAACTGATATAGGAGCACTATATTTCAATACACTTGAAAAGAGATTAAAAGTTTACAATGGAAATGCTTGGTCAAATACAGATATAGCATCTGATCCATATTGGAGTAGTGTTGTACTTTTAATACAAGGTGCTTCAACAATAACAGATGCTTCTGGTAGACATACACTGTCTCTTAATGGCAACGCATCAACTAGTACAACTCATACAAGTCCAGTTGGTAATTCTCATACAATTAGACTCTGTAGTGGTAACGCAAGTGATTATCTTAACGTTCAAAGTAATCTTGGTGATTTTAGATTGGATGATAGTGATTGGACTTTTGAATATTGGGTAAGAATTGTAGATACAGGTACTAGTTATTTTCACATATTTAGTGCTGATGGTCAAAATGCCAGAGGAACATTTAAGGGATACAGTGCATCATCAACTATCGACTCAATGTATTTCTATTCAAGCCAAGGTAGTGGTTTAAGTCATAACACTAATAGTACTTTTACTCATAATGCTTGGATGCATGTTGCTTGGGAATTTGATGATAGTGCTGACGACTTTAGACTTTACATAGGTGGTGTTCTTAGAGAAACAAATACATCTATGACTTTTCAAGGTGGTAATCCTGTTCATGCATATTTTGGAAGAAACGTCAATCAAACAAATGAACATCTGGAATTCTATATAGATAATATTAGATGGACTCGTGGAGTTTGTAGATATAATGGTACTAACTTCTCACCACCAACATCACCATACCCAACAAGTTAATTATGATAACTACTGCAACAACAAGTAATACAAATTTTACATTTACAGTCATTGATGTAGATGTGAAGGATGAAGGAAGTTTAACAGATGTAATTAAGACTGTTAATTACTCTTATCAGGGATCATTTGATGACAGTGGTTCAATGCTATCACATCAAGTCACTGGATCTTTCAATTGCACTGACGCAGCATCATCTGATTTTATAGGATTTTCTACTATTACAAGTTCTGATATTTTATCGTGGACAAATTTGGATAGTAAGAAGACAAGTATTTTAACTGAAATTAATAATAACATTGATATTCTTAATAAGGATACTGAGACTAGACCTCTTCCCTCTGAGAATGCTTAATAAATTTGAATTTGTCGGCAACACGCATCACGTCAATACTACCCTTTGTTTCTTCTGTGGTCATCTAATAGGATAAAATGTTATGAATTTAACACTATTGATAATGGTATAAAGATAGTTATCATTAAATAGTGATGTAGACAATAACTTTCTACCATGCATTCTGAAGAATACTCAAACTGGGTAAAGATCAAGAAAACATTTGAAGAATCTGGAAATACTGATAATTACTTTTATGTTCGTGCTTGTGCTATAGTGGATGGGAAACCAGACCCAATAGTTAATTTATCTAATGTCAAATAAGATAGATAAAACTTTGCCAGCACAATATATCACTCATATTGAGTGTCAGGAGATGATTGATGATGCCATACGAAAACATAATCGTAATGCTGGAATTATCAGTATGTGTGTTGGTTGGGTTGTTCTCGCACTTTTTGCTGAGGGTTTACTTCGACTCATTGGAGTCATAGACCCAATTTTTCCCTGGCTTAATCTCACAATAAAATAATTTATCACATATAAAATATATGGACAACTTTACAGAACAAGAAATTGAACTATTGATCGATGCTGTTTGGATGAGACAAAGAAATTTTATTGCAGGTGATAAAAGATTTATAGAGTATGGTGATCTTTTAGATCAATTTAGAAAGCAAAAACCAGAATATATTCCGGGACAATACAGATGACTTTTGGACACATTCTACTTTGGGTATCGATCCCATTTGTAATTCTTACTATAATTTTTGGACTTTATAGGGGTGAAAACTTCTATTACGAGAGTGATGACTATGATGGAAATGGAACAGCACATTAAAGGACGTTATGACTTTGCTATGAGTGCATTCGCTAGAATGTATGGAGTAAATTATGTAATGAGTTCACCTGATATTTCTAGATTCTGTAAGAAGTGGTCTGAAACTGAGGGGCAAGAAGCACCTCACGGAACTATAAGTGAGATTAACTTTTACTTTTTAGATCACTGGAAAATCTGGGGAGGATATGTATGACCCACATCGCACTCAAGGCAGCACACTTTGCTGCTGCCACACTCAATAATCCCTTTGGAATTGGAACACTCAGTCTTGCATTGATTGTTGTTCCAATTTTTGGTATGCATCTGGTTCACAAATATGGTTGGCAGCACTGGGCACCATTTGACAGAGGGCACTAGAGGTAGTATAATATATGAGTTGAGAAATCAACTGCGGTGCTTCCCTTTGGTAGGTTCAGGAGCAGCGGCGATAGGAACCTGCTTTTACTTGACTACATAATCACAACACTGTATAATACACAGGTAATCAAAACAGACAATGGCACTGACTGAAAAATTCAAGACGAAGGATTTGGATACCCTTCGTACTGCTGCAAAAGGTGAAATTTTCTTAGATGTAAAAAGCCCGAAATTATTTAAGAAAGTTCGTAAATATTATGAATCTAATGGAGTAATTTTTTCTGGCGATCCACTTGATGATTATGAAATCTTGATGGATTGTCTTTATTCTGATCTAAAAATTTCTGTTGAGGTTGCCTGATGAATGTTGTACAAAAACCAACTGTTCTTTTAGAACGGTCTCCTTATCGTTATATCCAAGTTGGCACTTTGGAAATTAATGGTAAACCAGATTGTCGCATTCAAAAAGCAGATACATATACCGGTCGTTACCGTGATATGTATCTTTGTGATAATGAATTGCAACTGATGACTGCTATGGAAGATTTTGAATATACCAAATGGTTAGATCCAGATGGTGTTCCTTGTTATGTTACAGACTCGGTATCGTCTCAAAACTAGACCTGGTGGAGTCATTATGACCCTCTTATGAGTTTACGGCATCTCTCAAATGCCGTTGGTGCGGGTGGGTTACTACCGTCCAGTTTCTTGCTTCTGGTTAAAGAGCAAGTGGCGCGGCATGGCAAGACCCCTATAAGGAGAGTTGCATAAACTCTCCTTTTTTAGTATAATACATACTATGGAAACAATTGTAATTTATGTCTGAATATAAGAAAACTGCACTAGTGCTTGGTGCTGGTGGATTTATTGGTTCACATATGGTTAAACGTCTACGTTCCGAAGGATACTGGGTGCGTGGTGTAGATCTTAAGAGACCTGAGTTCTCTGACACAGAAGCAAATGAGTTTGTGCAAGGAGATTTGCGTGATGTAACTTTTGTTCGCCGTGTCATTCAGTTCAAAGGTGAACAAGGTAATTTTTATAACTCTGTTCCTTATCGATGTATCCGTCCTTTTGATGAGATCTATCAGTTTGCTGCTGATATGGGTGGAGCAGGATTTGTATTCACTGGTGAGAATGATGCAGACATCATGCACAACTCCGTATCCATTAATTTGAATGTCCTTGAGGAAGTTCGTAAACTGAATGAAACCTTTGATGGTGAAGAGAACGGAACTGCATGTGTAAGACCCTCTTTGGAACAACCTACTAAGATCTTCTACTCTGGATCTGCTTGCATGTATCCTGAGCACAATCAATTAGACCCTGATAACCCAGACTGCCGTGAGGAATCCGCATACCCAGCAAACCCAGACTCCGAGTATGGATGGGAGAAACTTTTCAGTGAGCGTCTCTACTTTGCTTACAATCGCAACCATGGCATCCCTGTTCGGGTTGCTAGGTATCACAATATTTTTGGACCAGAGGGCACCTGGGACGGTGGAAGAGAGAAGGCACCAGCTGCAATCTGCCGTAAAGTCGCTTACCTCCCGGAGTCAGGTGGAGCAATCGAGGTGTGGGGAGATGGGTTACAAACTCGTTCCTTCCTGTTCGTTGACGAATGCGTTGAAGCAACTAGAAGATTGATGGACAGTGACTTTATGGGTCCTGTGAATATTGGTTCTGAAGAGATGGTAACCATTAATCAACTTGTAGATACTGCTGCTAAGGTTGCTGGTAAGGAAGTCTCCAAGATTCATATTGATGGACCTCTTGGAGTTCGTGGTCGAAACTCGAATAATGATTTGATTCGTGAGAATCTTGGTTGGGATTATTCTCAAACGCTTGAGGAAGGTATTCGTAAGACTTATAATTGGATTAAGGACCAAACTGAAAAATGATCTTATATGTTTATCTCCAGGGCGGTCTGGGGAATCAAATGTTTCAATATGCTGCCGGACTTTCTGCATTGAAAGAGTATCCACAGTTTACTGATTTGAGATTGGATAGTTCTTTTTATAATAATCAGGAAAGAAAAATTATTGTAAATGGATTGACAGGTCGTGGTTTTGATCTCGATTTATTTAATATTAAATATAATATCTGTGAAGAAGCACCTGTAGGTGCTACAATGCTTCAGGGATGGTTTCAGAATCTAAAAGAGTTTCAAAATGTTGAAGATGAAGTGAGAAAACAATTTACTTTTTCTAATTCATTTTCTGAAAAAATTCAACATCAATACGATCATATTATTAATCATACCAGTCATACAGTTTCAATCCATGTTAGACGTGGTGATTTTATTAATAACCCTACTGCTCTTGCACACAACGAACATATGGGTTCTGAATATTACCGAAAAGCAATGGATGTAATGGAGAATAAATATGATAACCTGACATACTATG